AAGATGTGCCATTTGCTCCGGCGGCAGCCGCTCTAGATCGCTGCCCAAATGTATCACCCGCAGCACCGCCTGATGAATCGACAGAACCTGATTGACCGCCACCGCCACCGCCACCGCCCCAACCGTAGGTATTTTCTGTTGCTGCGCCACCACCGCCGCCACCGCCACCGCCACCGCCAATAGTTCCAAGGTTGTTTATGTACACAGCAGTTGAGACACTTAAAGCAAGTCCTCCTGCATTACCCGGATAACCCGTAGTTTGCTGTCCTGATCCAGACCCACCAGCGCCACCCATACCCACGATATAACCACTGTTTATAAGTTGAACGCCGTTGGGGAAAGAGCCTGTGATGGTTAGTGCTGGAGAGCCTGTGCTGCTAGAGGATATGTAAACACCAAACCCAATTGTTGCCACTGGCTGCGCTTTGCCATCCCACCCAGCCGCTATAGCCAATGTGCGCAGATTTGCGTTTGTTTGATTGGAGCTAATTGTGAATTTAAACAAATCCACCCCGCCCGACCCATACGCTCTGGCAGATGCTGCGCCTGTAGTAGATAGGATTGGCATGGTTAAGCGTACTTGGTTTGTGAAGCCAAAACTGTAAAAGTGGCGCTTGCCGTTTTTACAACCGCAAAAGTGTAAACATCAATACTGCTGGCATTTCCGCTTGAGGGGGCATTCCCTGTTTGCCACTTGGGAGTAACAGAATTTCCATCAATCTGATAGGCCGTTGGGTAGTATGGGGTAGCTCCGTTTGTGACCAACAGCGCAATAGTGACCGACTGACCAGTAGACAAAATACTATTTAAAGTTGTTGACCCGTCTCCACGAATATTGAATGTGAAGTTGGTTGACGCATTGCTTGTGTAGAACTGAACAGCTTGGGTGGTTACGTCAAAGTTAGTTGTTGCCGATGGCGCAGATGCCGTGATAGTTGCCGTTTCAAACAATGCCTTGATATTGCCGTAAGTAGCAAATGTTGGGGTTGATATGGATGGTGTTGTTAATATTGGTGTTGTGAGTGTCGGACTTGTAGACAACACATTGTTACCAGAACCCGTGGAAGACGTAACCCCCGTTCCACCATTGGCGACGGGCAGTGTGCCGGTGATGTCGCCCGTGCTGATGTCAATCTGATCCCAAGAGGTATTTGTGCCATCTGATTTAAGGTACTTACCGCTGGCGCTTGTCTGGCTTGGGGCTAAAGCATTGAACGCAGCGTTGGCTGTAGTTTGTCCTGTGCCGCCGTTGACAATAGCAAGTGTGCCGGTTAAGTTTTGCGCTTGGACTTCGTAGAAGTTTGTACCATCCGACCAAACCATAACCTTATTGCCGTTGAGAATTGCTACGCCTGTACCCGCCGCAGTTGTGTTACCGATGACCGTAGAGTTGTAAATGGTTATGGTGTAGCCGCTGTTGTTCCAGATAATGTATGTTTTTGATACGGGAGGAGCGTAGATAGCCGTTGCCGCAGATGCGCTGTTGAACTTCAAAATGGCATAGATAGACTGGTTCAGCGCCGCAGAGGACGTTGGCCCGTTTATGTATGTCAAAGCCTGCGCAGTAGAGGTGACCGTTACCGCCTGATACCCAGCTATTGCTGCATCAAAAATGTAGGCAAAGTTGTTGTCGGTGGTAGTTCCCCACGTACCGGCTTGGTCACCTGAACCAATCAGCTCAACCCGAAGATTGCTGGAATACGTACTGCTCATGGTGTTTCTCCTTGTGGGGGATTATCTGCGTTTTGTGCTTCCAACGCTGTGATTCGTGCTGTCAGGGCTGTGATGAGGGCTTGTTGCTCTTGGATGGCGGCAGTCAGAGTGGCAACCAAGAAGCTGGTGTCGATGCTTTGCGCTCTAATGTTGCCCTCTGAATCAACTTCATCTTTTTCACCGTTGACAGCGTATGGGCAAACTTCAGCCAACTCATGGGCAATAAAACCTTCTCCTAAATTTCTATCAAGTTTCCATTTAAAAGTTACAGGCTTAAGCGCAGACACCTTAGTCAATGCCCCTGTTAAAGGAGTAATGTCTTCTTTTAATCGGTAATCTGATGATGTGTTGTATGCGGTTGTTGCGCCATTTGACGATACCTTTCCAGCAAATGTGCCAGAACTATAAAAATTAATCATGTCTGTTGTGCCGCCAGCCGTTGCGTTTACTGCTATACAGTAGTTGGTGTCATTGACACCTAATCGAAATACAGTACCGCCATAAGCCGCACCGCTTGTATTTACTCCAAGTTTTCCATCGGACGTAATACGCATACGTTCTGCAACTGTGCCAGAAACTCTGCTTGCCCATGCAATATACGATGCCGTACCTGTTCCATCAGCCCTGTCGTAATCCATGTAGCCAAGTTGATATGCAACGCCAGAGTTATCAGCAGAATAAAAATCTAACCTACCTCTGTCACCAGCGCCTGAGCCAGTGTTATTTGCAGTAAAACGCATAGTGCAAGAAGTTGATGCCCCAACAGCTAGGTTTAAACGACCGCTTGGCGAACTTGTACCTATACCCACATCTCCAGCAGACGTAATACGCATAGCCTCCGCACCACCTTCAGAGAAAGCAATGGTGTCAGCGGCAGGGAAGAAGATACCCGTATTTAAATCGCCTGTGGTGGTGATGACAGGTAAAGCGGCTGTACCAGCGGCGGCAACAAATTGGGAATCGGCATTAATCCTTGCCGCTTCTACACCACCCTCGCTAAACCCAATGATGTCTGTGCCAAAGAAGATACCCGTGTTTGCATCTGTTCCCCTGATAGCAGGGGTTGCGGCAGAGCCATCAATATCGGACAGCCCGTCTGTGCCTGAAAGAATTAGTGACATGGTTATGCTCCTTATTTGAAAAACTTGCCAACCATCCAGCACACTACCGAGCAGCGTTGGCCTTCTTCTATGTCTTCCACGCCGTGCATGATGAAGCTGGGGAAGACAAGAACCGTGCCTTTTGTCTGGGGTGGGTAATGCTTGTTTTGCCCGTCTTGGATAAAGAACTTGCCGCCTTTGAAGTCATCGTTCAAAAAGGCCAACACTGTTAGCTTGCGACACTCGTCCCCTTGCGCCAAGAATGTATCTACATGTGCCTGATACCTACCACCTGCTGGGTATATCAAGAATTCTGCTTGGTTGGCGTGGGTAATATCAAATTTCCATGCCGCATGGTTTGCTGACAAGCCAACAGCCGCCAAACGACCGCCAATGTCTTTGTAGGTTGGCAGCATTACACGCTCAACATTGCGGACAGTCTTATCAATTGCGCCTTTGCCTGTGCCAATTACAGGCGGTTGTTTGTCTGTCTTGTCGCTGGTGTATAGCTTAATCAACATGTCGCAGGCTTCAGGTGTCAGAACATCCTGAAAGAAACGGTAGCGAAGTTCTTCTTGCGGCACGTTTAACCCCGCACGTTTGTCAAATTTCCATTCTTTGTGCGGACCATCAGCATCAACGTAATGCAAGAAAACTTGCGCCTGCCATTTGCCCTCTGTGTACTTCTCCCGCCAGTGGTGTTTATCCATACCGCGATAAAGAACAGCATCGCCAACAGCCATCTTGACCTCAGACGCGCTTTTCTTACCTTCATCCCCCATGTAGATGGGCCATACATCGCCATCAAAACCAAGGGTTAGCGTTGCGCTAATCTCGCAAGACTCGCGGTCAGTGTGGATAGCAAGCTCTTCTCCGGGTAAATACAGCCTCGCATAACTGTATGTTGGGTGAAGGCGTTTGCCTGATGCCTTTTCAAAATGAGGTAGCAGATCAACAAGCAGTTTATCAAATACTATTGCTCCATGCACCGCCTCTGATGTTGGGCATTGGTCGTCATTAACAGTTTTTTGCTCAGCAACCAGACGCTTGAGTTCATTGGTCAACTCGCGGCAGTTATCCTTATCAAGGAAGTCCTTGAGGTGAACGTACTTTTCAACAACAAATTGGCTGAGTTGGTCACACATTAGACAGGCTCCGGCTCAGGAGGAACAGGAACAGGAATTGGTTTGATTGTTTGGTCAGTGGGGTCGTACCAAAATTGATCTTGGACAACATCATCCGCACAATCAGTCCAAAACAGTTCAGTACTTACGGGAAATATCTGTCCTTGGTCTACAACCTCAGCAACACGATAGCCTGTTTCTCTAGGCTCGATTGTTGAAATAAGTGCTTTTTTCATTAATAAAACTCCTCAATAATTACTACGCCACTTGCTCCAGTGCCACCAGGAATATTAGACCCATCTCCAGGTCGTTTAGAAGCACCACTACCACCGCCGCCGTAGGCTCCGCCAGCATTACCAGAAATTGAAGAGGGTGCGCTACCGCCAACAGCAGCGCCGCCGCCGCCCACACTAGAATTTCCTCCAGCACCTCCAGCAAAAATGGACCCATACCCGCCACCACCACCACCACCATTAATATTAGCTTGACCGCTTGAACCTACGCCACCTGCACCCCCTGGATTATTAGTGGTAGCTCCGTTTCCACTTCCACCCGCCGAACCACCAGTTGCAGAAATTACTGTAATTGGCGCAACTCCAAATGAAGATGTTGCACCAGCACCGCCAACTGTATAGGGTTGTGGCCCGGGCAAAGATGGCGCTGGGTAAAATCGTACAGCCGTTCCACCACCTCCACCACCACCAGAGCCACCTTGTACAGCTGGTGTGTTTAAAGCACCACCATTACCGCCACCACCCACAACAGTTACTTTAATTGACTTAACTGAAGCAGGTTTAGTCCACGTTCCGGGAGATGCGCCGACAGTAACGGTATTGTCGCCAGTAGCGCCTGATGCGGCAGCAGCTTGAGATACCCACGTTGTCCCATTAGAGGTAAGCAAGTTACCGTTAGTTCCAGCCGCAACAGCGGAGACAGATGAACCCGCTCCGACCAAAACGCCAGCTGCCGTAGCAAGACCAGTACCCCCTTGGCCTACACTCAAGGGAGTTGTCAAACCACCTAAAGATGTAATGTCTGAGTTTGCACCTTTAAGGGCGAATGCAGTGCCGGAATTTGATGTTGCCCCTGTTCCACCGGAAGCTACAGGCAGTGCGTTTGTCAGCGTAACAACTTGACCTGTACTAACAGATACTGCTGTTGTTCCGTTTGTTTGAAGAGCAAGTACACCAGTGCTGTCAGAACTGTACTTCAACCCTGCTGAACCGCTGGATACGCCGTTGTCTGCGTTGATTGTGGTTGCCATTTGTTAGCCCTTTGGATATT